TAGACGGGCGAAAAGTTGCGATGTTTCTAAAATTATTATTTTTGGAATCCAAACAACGGCGGGCGCTATTCGACGAACAGCCGCCACAGACCGTATATGTTTCATCGTCCCGGCTCGTTTGCGCCAAAAATGGCGATTTTGAATCCTGCAAGGGCGACAATGCAATGGCATATGCATGGTTCGTATGGGTCAAGGGATGGCGCGGCGAGACGGTTGTAAAGTGGATTAATTAATCAATTAAAAAGGAGTTAAAGAAATGTTGAAGTTATGCCCCATGAAATTTAATTTAATAGGCAAAAACATGAATTTTAAGTCGCAAGTGTATTGCTCTGAAAATCATTGCGCGTGGTTTAACGAAAATAATCAAATATGCTTGATAAATAAACTGACGGATTTATTTGACGAATTTATAGCGACGATTAGAAAAAAATAAGGGGCGGTTACGCATGGTTACGCATGGTTACGCATAAAAGTTACGCATGAAACGCAGTCAGGAGTAGGCGGTTACGCATGGTTACGCATGTTTTCAATTTCTATTTATATTTTAATAACTTCCAATTTATTTACTGGAAAGGAAAAGTAAATAATAAAAATAATATAGATATAGGGGTTCATGCGTAACCTGCGTAACCTTTTGATCTGAAACGCAGTGAGGAGTAAGGCGCAAAGAGGTTACGCATGATGCGTAACCATGCGTAACCTTTTTGAGAATCCGATCCTTGAAACGCAGTCAGGAGTAAGCCGCGAGGCGGTTACGCATGATGCGTAACCTTTTTAGCGTTTTTTTACAAAATTAGGATAATAATAGAAAATACAGGAATATAATGATTAAATATGGTGTGAATGGAAATAAATAACTAGCCTAAAAAATGGAAAGAAAGAAAATCGTAACATAAAAATGTAAAATTAATACAGTTATAAAATGACATAATATAGCAAAAAAAGACATGAATATACAGAATATAGCAATAAAATACATAAAATGACAAATAAATATGGAATAAAAGAAATAAAATGTAAAGGATGTAAATAAAATGGGAGCGAAGGAATATTTACAGCAGGGTTTTAGGTTAAATTCGAGGATCGCGGCGATTGTCCGGGAGATAGAATATCTGCGGGAAGTCGCGCTATTCGTGTCAAAAATCAACGGGATGGCGGGGGCAGCATCAGAAAAGGTGCAGAGCAGGGGGGAAGGGGACAAGATCGGCGAAGCGGTCGCGAGGATTGCCGATCTTGAAGCGGCGGCGATGCTACAGGTAAAATTTTTATTGGAACTTCAAGAGAAAATCAAAAAGCAGATTGCGAAAGTCGCCAACGAGGATTTAAGGCTGATTTTGTATTGGCGGTATGTGTCATTCGAGAAGTGGGAGCAAATAGCCGTTAGCATGAATTACTCATACAGATACCTTCTAAGACGCCACAACGCTGCGTTACAAGCATTTTGGCAGAAGAACAAAAAGGTCATTGAAGGTCACTATCAACACGTGAAATAATTACAATAGGTGGTTTATATGGGACGATTTACACCAAAACAAGAAAAATTTGTAAAAGAATACATGATCGACATGTGCGGGGCGCAAGCCGCGATCAGAGCGGGTTACAGCCCTAAAAACGCTGACAATATTGCGTCGGAGTTACTTGGGAAAACCCACATCAAGGCCGCTGTCGCACGTGAAAAGGCTAAACATTCGCGCCGAACAGGCATTACAGCGGATCGCATCATGCGAGAATTGGCTAAAATTGGATTCGCAGATTTGACAGATATTGCCAATGTTGACACAGCAAAAGTTAAGACGGGTGCAAATAGGGATGATACAGCGGCGTTACAGTCAGTTCGCGTAAAAACGACTGTAAGTGACGGATCAAAAACTGTCGAGCGTGAAATAAAATTACATGATAAGCATAAAGCCCTTGAAACAATGGGGCGGCGGTTGGGAATGTGGAACGATAAATTGTCCGTTGACGGAAATGTTAGCCTGAATTTTTTGGGCGAAAATGAATTGCCGGAAGATGGTGAATAGTAACTTGCTAGTAACACATAGCGCCGGAAACACTGGATTACAGCGGTATTGATATTATATTAACATAATTAGGCGGCTTAAATTGCCCTTCTGGAAAAAAAACATTCCAACCTCCAATGAGAATAAACGCATTTCAGCGACTAGAAGGGCAATTTAAGCCGCCTAAATGGCAAAGTAATGAAATTATATTACTTTGGGCATGAAATCGCTTAAAATGGCATTTAGCCGCTTTAAAATCGATTTTGGGGAACGGGCGAATAAAAAATTAACTGACGCGCAACGCTCAACCTCAAAAAAGTGACAGGCGTATATAAATGCCATTTTAAGCGATTTTATAGCGCTCTAAAGATCAGCCGCGTAGATCGCAAGCAAAAAAGTAAGACTTATGATCGCGGGGGTTGATTAAGGCATTTACAGCGCTAGAACGCGTCTAGCGCTGTAGTATGCCGGGGAATGAAATTATATTGCCCCGCCATTTCCGGGGCTTATTTTGGCGGATAGGGGCATGAACAACGAAATTAACATCAACCTGTATGACGTAATCGGCGGCGGTTATAAGCGGTTTTGGAACTACCGGGGGCGATACAGGGTAGTTAAAGGGAGCAGGGCAAGCAAGAAATCACGGACGGCGGCATTGTGGTTCGTCTGGAACATGATGAAATACCCGGATTCAAACCTCTTAGTTGTCCGAAAAGTTTACCGCACGATCAAGGATTCATGTTTTACTACGCTAAAATGGGCGATCAGCCGCTTAAGCGTCGCGGCATTATGGGACGTTAAGGAATCCCCGCTTGAGATGACATTCCGGCGCACGGGGCAAAAGATATACTTCCGGGGGCTGGACGACCCTATGAAGATAACCTCTATCACATCCGAGGTTGGATACTTATGCTGGATGTGGATCGAAGAAGCATATGAGATCAGCCGCGAGGATGATTTTAACAGCCTTGACGAGGCGATCCGGGGAGAGGTCACCGGGAATCTTTTTAAACAAATAACGCTAACTTTCAACCCGTGGAATCAAAAACATTGGTTGAAATCACGGTTTTTTGACGCCCCGAGTAATGATGTATTGGCGCTGACAACCAACTACACGATGAACGAATGGTTGGATAGCGCCGATCTGGCGTTGTTCGAGGCGATGAAAGCCAACAACCCGAGGCGCTATCAAGTCGCCGGGATTGGGAACTGGGGCATCGTCGAAGGGGTCATTTACGAGAATTGGATCGAACAACAGTTCGATATTGACAGCATCCCCGGCCTGTCCCCTGTATTTGGGCTGGATTTTGGATACACGAATGACCCGAGCGCATTATTCTGTGGGGGCGTGGACGTAAAAAACAAAGTCATATATGTACATGACGAGATGTACGAATATGGGTTGTCGAACGAGGCGATATACAGCAGGGTTCAGGCAATGGGATACAGCCGGGAGCGGATCATTGCTGATTCGGCTGAACCTAAGAGCATTGACAGATTAATGACGCTAGGAATGCAGCGCATACGCCCCGCGAGGAAGGGGCGCGACAGCGTAAAGAATGGCATCGACTACATACAGGGGTATCGGATCATTATCCATCCCCGGTGCGTTAATTTTTTAACTGAGATCGGCAATTACACGTGGGACGAAGACAAATCGGGTAAAAAGCTGAACAGGCCGATTGACGATTTTAACCACCTGATGGACGCCATGAGATACGCGATGGAAGGTATATCAAAGGGCAAGTCATTTGGGTTTTAAATAACAAACTAGTAACAATAGCCGCGCCAAACATAGCAATGGCGCGGCTTAATATTTATTTGGCAATAATTTTGGGGCGCAATGTTTGAATTTAATTTCACTGAAAATTTTAATGATATCATTATGCGGGGCGCGATATCCCGGCTAACGGATGCGGAATTCATCGAGAAAGAGATCGCCCGTTTCCTGCAATCCAAGCGCCGGATGGAGATGATCAGCGGCGACCGCTATTACCGGGGGGATCACGATATTTTGCGCCGGGAGCGCCAAGTAATCGGCGCGGATGGAAAACTGCAAAAGGTCGACAATCTGCCAAACAACAGGGTTGTGGACAACCAATACAGGAAAATGGTTACTCAAAAAGTTAATTATTTATTGGGGCAACCAATAACCGTGCAATCTGACAATAAGAACTATGCCGACGCGATCAGCGAATACTTAAATAAGCGCTTCATGCGGCTGATAAAAAATATTGGGCATGATTCATTGAATGGCGGCATTGGTTGGGTGTTTGTCCACTACGACGAAGATGGGCAACTGTCATTCAAGCGCATCAAGCCGCATGAAATCATTGCGGGCTGGAAGGATGACGATCATACAATTTTGGATTACGCGATCCGCCTGTATGAAGTCATAACTTTTGAAGGTAAAAATGAAAAAGTCGCGCAAAAGGTCGAGGTCTACGAAGAAAACGGCATCCACCGTTTTATTTTGGATGATGACGGGCGGTTAAAGCCTGACTATGACACGATACAGCAAGAGGCGTATTTTACGCTGACGGACGGCGATATTGTGCAGGGGTACAACTGGCAACGGATACCCTTGATACCGTTTAAATTTAACAATGATGAAATACCATTAATTCGCAACATAAAAAGTTTGCAAGACGGGCTTAATTTGATCCTCTCAAATTTTGAAAATTCTATGGAAGAAGACGCCCGGAACACAATACTTGTACTAGTCAACTATGACGGGGAAAACTTAGCGGAATTCCGGCATAACCTTGCTGAATTTGGTGTTGTCCCGATTAAAACGGTCGATGGCGCAGCGGGCGATTTGCGGACATTGCAGATTGAGGTCAACGCCGAAAACTATAAAACGATAATCGAAATATTCAAAAAAGCGATCATTGAAAACGCGATGGGCTATGACGCCAAAGATGACCGCTTAGGCGCGAACGCGAATCAGCTAAACATTAAGTCAATGTACTCTGACATTGATCTTGACGCAAACGAGATGGAGACGGAGTATCAAGCGTCGTTTGAAGAATTAATTTATTTTATTGACATTCATTTGTCAAATATTGGCGCGGGCGACTTTGAAGGGGAGCAATTGGACGTCATATTTAACCGTGACATGATGATCAGCGAATCTGAAATCATTAACAACCTCAAGAATTCCGTCGGGATATTGTCCGATGAGACTATAGTTACGCAACACCCATGGGTCGACAACCCGCAGTTGGAGATGGAGCGCAAGAAAAATGAGGCGGATCAATCGCTGCTAAAGTATGAATTTAGTAACCCGCTAGTAACATATCAGCCCGCAGCGTATTGATAATCAAGGATTATGATTTATTTATAGATAATTTTGGGGGTGATTCCGCCGTGCGTAAATAATTAAAATTTATAAAATTTGCATAATTTAGAGAATAAATAAAATTTATAAAATTTGCGAAATAATTAAAATTTAAATTATCTATAAATTTTCCATGATTTTACTCCTTTCACGCTGCCGGGGAAAATAGCCGCCGAGGTTTGGCGGGTGGATATGCACAAGGCTGCATTTGTAGGCGGCTATTTGCCGGGGCGCTAACTGGGGGAGCGGATGAAAAACAGGGATTATTGGCATCAACGATTTAATATTTTGGAAAACGCGCAAAACGCTGATGCGCGAAAGACATATGCCGATGTTGAACGCATGTTCGACGAAGCGCAGCGCGATATAGAAAGCCAAGTATCGGTCTGGTATCAGAGGTTCGCCGACAACAACCAGATATCAATGCAAGAGGCGCGGACGCTGCTTAACAGCCGGGAATTGGATGAATTCCGATGGAATGTTGACGAATACATAAAAAAGGGCGAACAGAACGCCATATCGGGGCAATGGGCGAAACAGCTTGAAAACGCGTCGGCGCGTTATCACGTGTCGAGGCTTGAGGCGCTGAAATTTCAAGCGCAGAATACTCTTGAAACATTGTACGGGGGCTACGCGGACGCGGTCGACAAGGAATTAAAAGAGCAGTATTTGAACGGCTACTACCGTACAATGTTTGAGGTGCAAAAAGGTTACGGCGTCGGGTTCGACGTCGCCGGGATTGACGAAAACGCGTTGTCAAATGTCCTGAAAAAGCCGTGGACTGCCGACAGCAGGACATTTTCTGACCGCATATGGTCGGACAAAACAAAGTTATTGGATACCGTCCATATGCAGTTGACGCAGAATCTTATTTTGGGCAAGCCGCCGGACGCGTCAATCAAACAATTAGCAAGCGCGCTCAACACGTCGAGGCATAACGCCGGGCGGCTGATAATGACGGAATCTGCATACTTTTCAATGCAGTCGGAGCATGCGGCGTTTGAGGATTTGGGCGTAGAACAGTATGAAATACTGGCAACGCTGGACACTCACACGTCGGAGATTTGTCAAGGCATGGACGGGCAAATTTTCAAAATGTCCGAGTTTGACCCCGGTACGACCGCGCCGCCGTTTCATCCATGGTGCAGGACTGACATAGTACCGTTTTTTCAAGACGATTTTTTGGGGGAGCGGGCGATGCGCGACCCGGTCACGGGAAAAACAGAGATGGTATCTATGAATATTAGATACTCACAATGGAAGGCGAAATATGCCAAAAAGCCGATAGCCCCTAAAGGTGCAACACCAAAATTAGTAAAACCAAAAACGCAAGTAAGCCCCGAGGTTGAAAAAATAGTCACAGGTCTGACCCCGCCGATTGCGAACGATGACGCAAGCAGAAAATTATTCGCGGAACAGATTATTGACAATATCGGGGTAGACAGATCAAATATATCTGTTGAAATAAAACAGATAAAAGAGCGCGGGTATTGCCGATTTGAAAAGATTGAAAACGGCAAAGGGTATTATGAAGAATTTGTACTGCAATCCGATGATGACCGGGGCATAAATTATCAGGTCAAAACAACATTCCATGAATCATATCACCTCAACGCGCATGGGCGCGAAACTGACATGCTCACGGATAGAAGCAAATGGGTAGCAATTGAAGAAACATTCGCGGAGACATCGGCGCATTACGCAATGCAGTCATATGGGATTGCCGAAAAGTTGCAACCCGCCTATTGCAATTATCTGATAGATACACTGCCCCGCCTGAAACAGACGGCTGAATTTTCGAAATGTGTTTCGTTGGCCGATTTTGGAAAGATCGCGCTGGAAACGCGCCTTAATGGCGGGGGCGCTGAATGGGTAAAATTGTATGATGACATATTTGCGGCTGCATTTGACAAAGAGGATTATATAAAGCAATATTTGTATTATGCAGAGCAGAACGCGGATGCGCTTATAAAAAAAACGTTTGCCAACGCGCCGTCAAACGCGCCTTATGAATCTTACATGAAAGCTGATTTAGACAATGTGTTTATAAAATTAAATAAAGGCGATAAGATATCTACTTTAAGCGCCAATGAAAAAATGGTATTTGATGAAATTTTTGTCGCCGTAATGAATGAATTGGGGGTGTTTTGAAATGATGCGGTATTTGCCCGGCGGGATTATGAATATCCTGAAGAATGAAGACAATTATAGTTTGGTTGAAAAAATTGACAGGGAATTATTTTCATCGTGCGTTATTGACGCGGATCGGGGAAAGAAACTGCAAGCAGCCAAACAAGAATTGATTGACGCTGGCGAATCCGAATTTGCGGAAAAGATAGACGATTATTTGTATATTTGCGCATGAGCGAGTATCGCATTAGTAACAAATAACCGCGCAAGCGCTGAAAATTAAATAATTAAAATTTATTAAAATATAATTTAACCGCCTTTATCGGCGGTTTTTTATTGCCGCCGTTTTGTATTTTGGGCGAAAAACAAAAGACGATGAGCGCGGACTGAACCGCGTAAAAATAATGTGTCGAGAGGATTTAAAAAATGAAAAAAGAAGATATTTTAAAAGTTTTGGAAACCACAAAGACAAACGACGAAAAAGCGGCCGACATTGAAAAATCATCAGCCGAGGAATTGAAGGGGTTCATTCCCAAGGCGCGATTTGATGAAGTGAACACTGAAAAAAATACGCTGGCAAATACGGTTAGAGAGCGCGATGCGCAGCTTGAGACGCTGAAAAATGCTTCCGGCGACGTCGAAGGGCTAAAAAAGCAGATAAGCGACCTGCAAGCCGCGAACGCTGAGGCCGCGAACAACCACGCGGCTGAGATATTGCGCCTGAAAATCGACGCGGCGGTCGATGCCGCGCTGACTGGCGCAAAAGCTAAAAACAATAAGGCTGTCCGGGCATTGTTGGATTTGGAAAAGGCAACATTGTCGGATGATGGCACGATAAAAGGGTTGGCGGATCAGATCAAAAAACTGGCAAGCGCGGATGAAACTAAATTTTTGTTCGACGCTGAAACAAAGCCGAAAATCAAAGGCGCGTCGCCCGCAGCAGGGGGCAAGGAAGAACCAGACGGGAAACCCGATTTTTCGAAAATGTCATATGAAGAAATGGTGGCATATTTGGAAGAAAACCCGGACGCAAAGATTTAAAAATTCAAAAAATTAGGAGAATCAATAAATGGCAAAATTTGATTTAAAAACATTCAACCCGCAAGCATTTGGGCGGTATATGGAAACGATACCCCGCGTCAGGTTGAACGAGCTGAGGAGATCGCGGGCATTGCAGCCGAATAGCGAGATTCGCAACGCTTTTCAGGCGTCGACCGGGGTGCAGTACGCGACGCTGCCAATGTATGGGCGGCTGGACGGTGAACCCGTCAACTATGACGGAGCGACAAACATTGTCGCGCAAAACACAACGACATATGAGCGCAGCGTTGTTGTAGTAGGCCGCGCAAATGCGTGGGTGGAGCGCGATTTTAGCGAAGATATTACAGGCGGCGCGGGCTTTATGTCCAACGTCGCGAGGCAGGTCGCGGACTACTGGGAAGACATCGATCAGGATACATTGATCGCGATCCTGACTGGCATGTTTTCGATGACTGGCGCGGGGAATCTGCCATTCGTCACGAATCATACATTGGATATCAGCGCGGACACCGACCCGACGGTGCAGCCGGAGACCCTGAACAACGCCATACAACAGGCAAGCGGGGACAACAAAAGCGTATATTCCATTGTCATCATGCATAGCGTTATAGCGACAAGCCTAGAAAATCAGCAATTGTTGAAGTACATGGTTGGCACTGACGCCAACGGCATTCAACGGGCGCTGCCTATCGCGACGTGGAACGGTCGCATTGTGCTGATTGATGATGGAATGCCGACCGAGGTCGTGAGCGGCGATACAAAATACACAACGTTCGTTTTAGGCGTCGGGGCGTTCGACTATGAAGATATTGGCGCGGAGACGCCGATCAGCATGAGCAGGGACGAGGCGGCGAACGGGGGTCAGACATACCTCTGGTCAAGGCAACGCAAAGTCTTTGCGCCGTATGGGATCGGCTTTACAAAAGCCGCTATGGTAACCGCGTCGCCGACGAAGGCGGAACTGGCGACTGGCACTAACTGGGCGCTGGTTAGCGATGGGAACGGGAAATATATCCCCCACAAATCGATCCCGATAGCGCGGATCATATCACTGGGATAATTAATTTTTAAACTAAAGGTTAAAACATGAGAGACGATATCATAGCGCGGTTGGAATCATTGGGTTATGTATACGATCCTGTTGACGATTGGGCGCTCAATTTTCTAATTGAAAAAGTCACGAATACAATTAAAAACGAATGCAATGTAACCGCCATACCTGACGGCCTGTATCACATTGCGGTCGACATGGTTTGCGGGGAATTTTTGGCAAACAAAAAATCATCCGGGGCGCTTGACGGGTTCACGGTTGATCTTTCAAAAATTCCAATTAAACAGGTCGCCAATGGTGATACAAACGTCGTGTTTTCGGTTGAATCTGTCACGTCGCCGGAAAAGGGGCTTGACCGATTAATTGACATATTAATCAACGCTGGTAAATCTGAATTTGTGACATATAGGAAAATAAAATGGACTTGAGCATTGCCAAAAACCCGATACGGCTATTATGGACGGACACATGCACGATAATTGGATATGCCGATTATGTTGACGCCAATGAGGCGACGCAACAAATGGAGATACCAATTATAGAAAATGAGCCGTGCAAACTGTCATACCAGTCGTTGAATACTGTCAATCAGACAGACACCGCCGCGACGATATCGCAAACCGCAAAATTGTTCATCGATGAAAATGTTATTATACCGCCGGGGTCGAAAATAATCGTAAACGGCACGCTGGAATTCAAACAGAGCGGGGAAGCGGGGAGATTCGTCAACCATCAAGAAATAATGCTGATCCCCGCCAAAGATTATGCCTAATGTCAAAGTTGATTACAGGGGGCTGAACTATTGCATCAAAAGCCACGTCAAGGCCAAGCAGGTAGATCAATTCATTATTGAATTGATCAAAGAGTTGGCGGCGCGGCTGCTTGCAAAAGTCAAGCGCCGCACCCCGGTCGGCGTGTACCCAAAAGGCGCGGGCAAGATGGGCGGGACGTTGCGCCGTGGTTGGACTATCGGCGGCGTGAGAAAAACAAATGGCGGCTATGAAATAAGCGTGATAAACCCCGTATTGTATGCGTCATATGTGGAGTTTGGCCATAGGACGCGGGGCGGCAATGGTTGGGTAATGGGTCAATTCATGCTGACAATCAGCGAAAACGAATTGAACGATGAGTTGGCCTATATGATACAGAATAAACTAGATCAATTTTTAAAAGGCGCGATATGATAATCCCTGGAATAATTAAGGCGATAAATGAAAAAATAGGGCGCTATACGTGCTATACGGAGCAAGTGAAACAGGATTTAAAAAAACCCTGTTTTTTTATTTTGCAGTTGGATGAATCTAACTTCCCGCAGGTCGGGAAGCGTGAAATAAGGCGCTATTATTTTGACGTGCATTACTTCCCGGCGTCAAATTTGGCGAATGATGAATGCTGGCAAATATCAAATAAATTGTTTAAGGTATTGCGCTGGATAGAAGTTGACGGCGGCATATGCCGGGGGATCACGATGCGCGGCGAGATTGTTGATAATGTGCTTCATTTTTTTGTTGCATATCAACTATTGTTAAATGAAATAAAAGAAGATGAACCAATGGAATCATTGGAACAAAATATTGGCCTGAAAGGATGACAAAATGGCTGAAAATAAAGAAGAAAAAGTTCTGCCAAAAAAAATTGATCCCGTATTTTCGAAGGATCAGATTATGGCGTCGCACTGGTATTCGCATAGGTATGACATGTTGTCAACGCTATTGAAAGAAGGCGAAAAATATTCGCATGCGGATGTTGACAAAATGATCAAAGAATTTATGTCCAAGGGGGTAAAATAAATGGCATTGGGCGGTGGGACTTTCACGGCGCAAAATAAAATTTTGCCCGGATCATACATCAATTTCGTTAGCGCTTCCCGCGCAAGCGCGGCGCTGTCTGACCGGGGCATTGCCGCAATCCCTATAACGGGGGATTGGGGGGAATTGGGGCTGATAGAGGTCGCGGCGGGCGATTTCCAAAAAAACACTATGAAGCTATTTGGCTATGACTATGCAGCGCCGCAGCTTAAGGGGTTGCGCGATCTGTACAGAAACATCCGGCTGGCTTACATCTTCCGGCTAGGGGCGGGCGGCACTAAGGCGTCGAACACGTGGGCGACCGCGAAATACCCCGGCACAAGGGGCAACGCGCTAATGACTGCGATTGCCGCCAACGTTGACGATCCTGCATTGTTTGATGTGTCAACGTATTTGGGCGACGCGCTGGTCGACATGCAGACAGTTGCGGCAGTGGGCGACCTGATTGCCAATGATTACGTGCAATGGGGCGCGACCGCGCTGGCGCTGGAGGCTGGCGAACCAATGACCGGGGGCGTCAACCCCACGGTCACGAATGGTGATTACCAGTCATTCCTTGACGCCGCAGAATCCGTGTCTTTCAACGCGATTGGCTGCCCGTCAGTCGACCCAACAATTAAGGGCTTGTTTGCGGCGTTCACGCGCAGGATGCGCGATGACATGGGCGTGAAATTTCAATGCGTCGTGCATGATCTGGACGCTGATTATGAAGGGGTTGTCAACGTCATGAACACCGTCAATGACGGCGTTGGGTACGAGGCGATATATTGGGTGACTGGCGTAATAGCTGGGACGCCCGTTAATCGGTCGGCATTGAACAAGCAATATGACGGGGAGTATGAGATTAATACGGCGTACACCCAAACACAGCTAGAAGCTGCAATCAAGGGCGGCAAATTTGCGTTTCATAAAGTGATGAACGCCGGGATCAGGGTTTTGGATGACATTAACAGCCTTGTCACGACTACGGTCGAAAAATCTGACGATTTTAAACAGAATCAGACGATCCGGGTTCTGGATCAGATCGGGAACGATATAGCCTATTTGTTCAATACAAAATATTTAGGCGTTATCCCTAATGATCCCGATGGGCGGGTTAGCCTGTGGGTTGATATTGTGCAACATCATACGGCGCTGCAAACCAACCGGGCGATACAGAATTTTTCGGGTGACGATCTGACGGTCGAGCAGGGAGAAACGAGGCGGGCGGTCGTCGTCAATGATGGCGTGACGCCTGTCAACGCAATGCGGCAGTTATATATGACTGTCGTAGTGCAGTAAGGGGGTAGAAAATGAGCGAACAGACGATGAGGGCTGATGACGCGGTATATGGGTCGCTGGCATCATGCTATATAACAATTGACGGGCGGCGCTGGAATTTCATGAACATCATTGATTTTGAATCTAAATATGAAATCAATGTTTCAGACGTCAAAATTTTGGGGCGCACGTCGATGGGTCACAAGCCCGCAGGGGCTAAAGGTACATGGTCGGGGACGGCGCACTACAACCAGTCGATCATGCGGACAATCGCGCTGAAATACAAGCGGACTGGCTTTATGTCACCGTTTGAAATACAGGTGACGAATGAAGACCCGAGCAGCGCGGTCGGGCGGCAGGTCATAACGCATATGGGGTGCTTGTCCGATACTTTTACGCTGGCAAAATTCGCGGCTGGCGAGGATTTGCTGGAAGAAGACATTTCCGGGACGTTCGATGATTGGGACATGCCCGAAAAATTTAAAGAATTGGCGGGTATGTAATTTATGTCAGATTTGACAAGTTTTTTAAAAAAGAATAAGAAGACCCGTACAAATACAACATATTGCTTTAAGTCTTTTTTGGACGGAAAAGGCGACCCGATCCCGTGGCAGATCAGGCCGCTGACGTCCAAGGAAAACGAGGCGATACGCGAAGAATGCACGATAGAGACGCGGGCGGCTGGGCGGCGCAACAGGGCGGCGCAATATCGGGTTGACACAAATCGCTATATGTGCAAGCTGATGGCGGCATCGGTTGTACACCCTGATTTGAACAGCGCGGAATTGCAAGATTCGTATGGCGTAAAGACGCCCGAGGATTTGATCAAAGAAATGATCGATAATCCGGGAGAATATACGGAATTCGGGTTATTCATCCAGTCGTTTAACGGGTTTGATCTTGATATCAACGATACGACAGAACAAGCAAAAAACTGATTCTTGACGGCGACTATGAGGCTAATTTTTTATATTATGCTGTAAATAAATTGCACTGGTCGCCGTCAAAAATTGATGAATTTTTGGAATCCGAAGATGAAATAAAAGCATTTTATTATGCCTGTGTGCAGATCAAGATCGAAAATGACAAAAAACAGGCGGCTGAAATAAAGCGGAAAAAGGGGAAGCGGTAATAATGGCGACAATACAATCATCAATAGTGTTGAATGACAATCTGTCAAAAACGATGAACAGTATTGTCGCCGCGCTGAACAAGGGCGCTGCGGGATTTAAATCTTTGTCGGACGCCGCCGACGTCCCGGCAAAAGGGATCGAGAACATCAACGATGCAATCGAAGACGCCATATCGTCCCAAGAACAATTGAACAGCGCAGTTGACAGCATGGATGTTTCCGGCGCTGGCAGGGAATATGATGCGCTGAACAGCGAGGTGCAGCAAGCCGGGGGCGGCATTAGGAACAACAGCGCCGAGCAGGAAAAATTCAACGACAAGATACGTGGCGGGGAAAGCGCCGCGAACAAGCTAAAAAGCGTGATAGCGTCGATAGCTGGCGTAATGTCAGTCAAGGCCGCGACGGATTGGGTCAAAGGGAGCGTTGATCTGACAAACGAGCAGATCAAGGCCGAGCAGCTATTGACTAACGTGCTTGCTAATCAAGGCAACACATATGCAGACCTTGCGGCGCTGAAAGCCGAGGCGGCGGCGATACAGGGCAAGAGCATGTACACCGATCAGGCGTTGATCGGCGGCGCTGCTGAATTGTCGACCTACCTCAAGGACGCCGAGGCGGTCAAGACGATGATGGGGACGCTAGCGGACTATGCGGCGGGCATGGCTGGCGGCGCGGAAGTCGGGTATCGCGAGATGATCGATTACGCGACCCAACTGGGCAAGGCGCTTGACGGGCAATATGATGGCCTGACTAAGAAGGGATTTCAATTATCCGACGCCCAAAAAGAGATTATTGCCAACGGCACGGACATGGAACGGGCGTTGACTATATCGGATGTAATAAATCAATCGTGGGCTGGCCTTGCGGAACAAATGGCGCAAACGCCGCAAGGGCTGCAAACGAACATGAACAACGCGATCAACGAGATGCGCGAAAATCTGGGCGCTGGCCTCATGCCCGCTATTTTGGCGATATTTACGATGATTTACGATCACATGCCACAAATTGAGCGGCTGATTATGGGGCTGATACCAATAATCACGATATTGATTAACGTCATCGGCGGCATAATTGACGCTGCGTTTGCGGTGTACGAATTTTTTGTTAACAATTGGTCATGGATCGGCCCGATTATTATGACAGTCGCGGCGGCATTCGTCGCGCTGAAAATCGCGACATTATTACAGGCGGCTGCACAATGGGCTGCCAACGCCGCGATGATGGCAAGCCCTATCACATGGATCATAATGGGCATAGCCGCATTGATTGCGCTGATATACATAGGCGTCGCCGCGTGGAACGATTTTGCCAACGAATCAATCAGCGCGACCGGGGTAGTCGCCGGGGTATTTGCGGCGCTGGGCGCATCAATTTATAATATTTTGGCTACAATGGCTAATAATTTTATAATTATAGCTGAATTTTGGGTTAATGTATGGAGAAATCCAATTTTCACGGTCAAAAAGTATTTTGCCGACTTTATCATAAATGTTTTGGACATGCTGATTTCATTCACTGCTGGGTGGGATCAGGCCGCGACTAATCTCTACAATGCGATGGTCACGGCGATCAACGGCGTCATAGACGTCATCAACGCGCTGATTGACGCGCTCAATAGCATACCGCTGCTTGACCTCAATATAGGCCACGTCGGGGCGCTGCAACAATCCATATCTATCACGTCAGATATGGAAGGCGCGAAAGCCGCGATCAAAAGCTGGGTCGGCGAAATGCCGGACAATTATACCGAACTGTCGAAAATACAAATGATCGATATAAAGAGCGCATTTGACACGGGCTATGAATTCGGCGAGAGCGTAGAAAAAAACCTTAATGATTTGTTTTCGTTTGACGAGCTGCCGACCCCCGAAGATTTTGTATATACGCCGGAAGGGTTTGGCGAGGGGTTCGACATGCCCGATCTGGGCGGCGGGGGCGATATTGGCGGCATTGGCAACAACGTTGGCAAGATCGCCGGGAACACCGCCAAAATGCAAGAGACGTCCGAACAGGAATTAAAATATATGCGGGATATCGCGGAGCGCGATGTAATCAACAGATTCACTGTTGCGGAAATCAATTTTGACATGGGCGGGGTGCATAACACTGTCAACAATGAAATGGATTTGGACGGGGTCGCCGATTACATAGGCGACGCGATGATGGAGCGGATCGCGATTGTCGCGGAAGGGGATTATGCATAATGGCCTATGACATGTATCTTGACAAGGTATTATTGCCCGTAACCCCGGAGCGGGTAACAACGACGATAGCCAACCAAAATAAAACATCCGTGCTGATTAACGACGGCGAGATCAACCAATTAAAAAAGGCCGGATTGACAGAAATAAATTTTACCGCGTTGATCCCGCAGTCTGAATATTCATTTGCAAAATACAAGGGCGGTTTTTTGCCCGCCGATTATTTTTTGGGCGCGTTTGAGCGACTGAAAACATTGCGCGACAAAAACAACAAATTTATACCTTTTCAATTTATTTTGTCCCGTTCGATGCCGGACGGGAAAATTTTATTTGACACAAATTTGAAAGTATCTTTAGAAAACTATACCGTCACGGAAGAAGATGGGTTCGATTTGACGGTCGACATATATCTTAAGCAGTATAAAGAATATTCAACAAAGCGGATCGAGATAGACGAAAATGGGAACGCCGTTATCATTGATGGGCGTTCGCAGGAATCAGCGCCAAACAATAGGACATATATTGTTGCTGCTGGCGACGAATTGATTGACGTCGCCATTAAAAATTATGGCGATGAATCCCGTTGGCGCGATATATTCAACGCGAACAGAAAATTAATTGATGACTACAATATCGGCACTGGAAGCCCCAAAATGATGATCCATGCGGGGCAAGAACTGAGATTGCCCGAATGATAGAATTATACATAGAAAATGACGGCGTTACATATCAGCCGCTTTTAAAAAATGATATAACGTGGGCGACCGAAAGAAAAGGCGTACCGGGCAAATTAACCTTTACGGTGATGAAAGATGCCATCATCGACTTTCAGGAAGGGAACAATGTTATTTTGAAAGTCGATAATGTTAAAATATTCAACGGCTTTGTATTCAAAAAGAAGCGCGACAAAGAACATAATATAGCCGTGACGGCGTACGATCAGACGCGCTATTTGAAAAATAAAGACACGTACAATTATGAAAATAAAACCGCGTCAGACGTCATCAAAATGATTGCCGACGATTTTCAATTAGAGGTCGGCGAAATAGAGCCGACAAGCTATATAATCCCGTCGCGTGTAGAAGACAATTCGACATTGTTTGACATGATTCAAACGGCGCTGGATTTGGAACTGAAAAACAAAAGCGTAATGTATGTTTTATATGACGATTTTGGAAAATTGACATTGAAATCGCTTGAAAGCATGCGGCTGGATTTGCTCATTGATGATGAAACGGCGCAAAATTTTGAATATGAATCATCTATTGATGATAACACATACAATAAAATAAAATTGATTCGCGAAGACAAGGAA